GACGTCATGGCCTACCATGTAATCGTATACTGCATCGGATTGTGATAGATAGGAACGACGCCGTGGCTTTACAGATAACGATTTGCTGTTGAACGTATCTTGTAAGCTAGCCAGTGATGTCCAGTTGTTAATCAGCTTCATAGGATTTCCTCCGCTGGGGTTAAGTTTTCGATCCAAGGCTGGTTGGCCTCGGCGATCAAGGTTCTTACACATCACCGAAAAAGTGTCAAGTTTCGCCCCCTTCAAGTCAAGAGTATAGCAACTAGGTATTTCTGGAAGTACTTTAGGTATCAAATAGAGCCAAATACCTAGCAAGATACCTAGTAGTAGCGCGTTGTAATCGTTAGATAATTTACTCAACTAGGTATATTAGGTAGATTTATTTAGTAATGTGACCTGCTAAGAGCTTTATATACACACGTTATGCAAAATTTTATATTCCCCCATAAGTCCTCGTCAGGGGAAGGGTTAATTAAAAAACTTACCTATTCTACCTATTATACCTAGTATATCTGTATAGTTTATATAAATACGTATGGTTTACAGGCATTTAACGTGTGTAAGGTGTAAGGTTTCAAACTCATCAGAGATATACCTAGTTTACCTAATATACCTAGTTGTAAGGTTATAGATACCTAGTTGTTTAATATCAACAGGTTACAGTATCTTGGCTATATTCCCCTGTTTGGCCTGTAAGGTTAGCTATATACCCCTATAGGTTTCTAATATGCGCGACTATGGGGGATATTGCACTCTATAAACCCCCGACGAATGGCGAAAGAATTGAGCAGAAACTATACACTGTGCTTTAGACAAAGAAATACCCTGCCAGATTGCTCCAGCAGGGTTAGTTGTTATGGTGTGCCTACCCAGAATACATAGAATATTGTGAGTATGCAGGCTATTTGGATCACATTGCTAATTGTTTCGCGAATGAGTCCCTTGCGTGCTTCTTTTTCACGCCTACGCATCGTAGTACTCGTACGTAACGTCGCGGTCCCATGGTATTATTAGGTCCGCATCCCTGTAAGCACGTTCGCACTCAGCGCGGGAGAAGTATCCTTTCCATTCGTTTACGACTTTGCCGTTTTTAGTGAATACTAGCTTCCATAGTTTGGATTTAATCATGTGTGTTACCTCTTGTTTGAGTTGAGTAGGGCGACTTGCGCCGCCCTACCTTAGTGATTATAACTTGAACAAAGGTTTCGCTGAAGCCTTAGGTGCAGACTTCTCCGCCTCGCTGACTTTGGCAATTGAGAGCTTGCCGAACCGGTGACCGAAGGCGAGAGAGTAACCTTCGTCGAGGGTTCCAGCTTTTTTGACGTGCGCAATAAACTGCACTTCAAAAGCTGCCTTAGCGTCCTGCGCCTTCTTGTTGGTTTCCCGAAAAACGTCGAGACGCTTTGCGAGTGCAGGAGACAATGAGGACTCGTCAACTTGAATCCAAGTAAGTGGTGATTTAGCCATGGCTAAAATCCTTTCGATATAGGGGCATAAAGCCTATGCTTTCAAATACCGACCCTTTATGCTTAGGATCGTCCCGCTGGGCTGTTGCCGTTTGGTGCAATCTTTAAAGCATTTTACCTGAGAAATGTAAAGTTTCGCCTATAATCACTATATAAACAAGGGTATTGATTTTTTGCAATGCTTAGCCCCTTGGGTATCCGCGAGCGGGTAGGGGGGGTACATGGACTACGGAAATTCTATGCCCCCCTTATTATAGTAAACCGCTCACAGCACGACCTCAAAAAAGGAACGTGTAAAGTTTGTCAACTTAGTATGCTAAAACTTCTTGATGATTCCGCAGTATGCAACTATACTCGGCCCAAACAGGGATATTAAAATGGACAACCTTCCACTATTTCACACCAAGTGGTCTGATCGTTTAGCTTTCGATATAGCGTTAATGCTAGAGGGGAGTGGGGAAACGCTTGATGAGGTTAAGCAGAGGCACAAAGTCACTGGGCAAGACATCTCTGGCTTTAATGCGGACCCTATTTTTCTTAAACGAGTGGCGGCATATCGCGAAGATATAGCAGAAAAAGGGCTTACTTTTAAGCTGAAGGCCCGTGCGCAGGCTGAGGAACTTTTGACAACTTCGTGGACTTTGATCCATAATCCTGATGTGTCTGCTGCTGTGAAGGCGGACCTTATTAAGTCTACTGTGAAGTGGGCGGGGCTTGAGACTAAGAGTGATGACGGTGACTCCAATGCGGCAGGCGGTGTGAAGATAACTATAAACTTGGGTGGTCAGGACAAGGCCATGACAGTTGAGCATGAGGTAGAGGACGCCCAAATTTCTGATGTTGGGTAGGTTTGACGGGAAGTACAAAGGGTTCCCAGCAGCTAGGTTTGGCGATACTAAAGAGTATGATACGTATAGACTTTTGCTTATTCGCGCAGGGTACTCGTTTAAGACTGCGATTATTGCGCCTAAGAAAAATCGTAGGGAAAGGGAGATTATTGTAATGTTACTTAGTACTGACCCGCCGGAGGTGTCCGATGGCACTTGATATTAGCTATACACCCCCGCCAACCGGTGAGAGTTTTATGAACTCGGACAACAAGATGAGGGTACTTATGGGTCCCGTTGGGTCCGGTAAGTCCGTGGCATGTTCGTTTGAGATCATCCGAAGAGCGTCAATGCAGAAACCCGACGCATCTGGTAAGCGTAGAACACGGGCGGCTGTGGTGCGTGAGACTGCTCGGCAGCTGCAGGATACAGTGATTAAGACATTTTTGGATTGGTTCCCGCCGGGTGTGTGCGGACGTTACATGCGTACGACCAAGACGTATTTCTTTGAGGTGGGTGATGTTGAGTGTGAAATAATGTTTCGTGCGCTCGACGATGCTGACGATGTGGCTAACCTTAACTCGCTTGAGCTTTCGTTTGCGTGGTTCAACGAGTGTCGTGACATACACCCGGAAATTGTGGATGCGATGTCTAAGCGTATTGGGCGTTTCCCCAGTTCCAAAGACGGTGGGCCAACGTGGTATGGTATGTGGGGTGATACAAACCCGCCGACTATGGATACGTGGTGGTACTATCAGATGGAACAACTCGATCCTAAGGATGGGGTAGGACACAATGATAACGGTTGGGATGTATTTAAGCAGCCCAGTGGTCGCAGTACGTTTGCTGAGAATGTTGAGAACTTACCTGACGAGTATTACGATACACAGGGGCGCAGCGAAGAGTATATTCGTGTGTTTATTGACGGTGACTACGGGCTTAGCTCCGCAGGTCAGCCTGTGTATAAGTATTTTAGGCCAGACTACCACATGGGTAGAGCTACGTTACGTCCAATCAATAACGGGGTACGTCCTATAGTCGTGGGTATGGATTTAGGTCTGACTCCTGCAGCTGTGATAGGACAACAAGACCCTCGTGGGCGTGTACTTATATACGATGAGGCCGTCAGCTTTGACATGGGCGTGCAAAGATTTGTTAGAACCGTTCTAAAACCGCTGCTATATGAGCGTTTTTCTGGTATTCCGGTGCTTATTGTGGTCGATCCGGCAGGTGTACAGCGTGCGCAGACCGATGAACGAAGCGCCGTAGACATCATAAAAGCAGAGGGATTGCGCGTTATTGCGGCTAAAACTAACAATATTAGCGCCCGACTTAGCTCAGTTGACGACTTTCTAATGCGTCAGGTAGACGGCGACAGTGCGTTTCTAGTAGACCCTAGGTGTTCGCAGCTTAAAGCGGCGATGATGGGTGGGTATAGGTTCCATAAAAAGAATGGTACTATTGATAAGAACAAGCACAGCCACGTTGCCGAAGCCTTACAATATTTTATGCTGCATGTAGGCTCTGCGTCTGATGGTGAGTTGCTTGCTCGTCGTAGAGATGTAAAGTCTGTGTCAGCTGCTGGCTGGACTTGACACCACTTGACACCACTTGACACCACTTGACACCGGTTGAAACAACATGGTACGCTACTCGCGTGTTACTAAGCAAGTTCCTCCCAGCTTGCCTCTTCCACTTGAGACTCTCCCCCGCTAGTTGCCCTTCTTCTAGCGGGGTTTTTCTTTTACTTGCACCAAATCTTGACTACGTGTATAGCTATAAACATGTTAACGTAAGGAGTGTGATCTATGCCTAAAGGAAATCCTATGGGATACGGTAAGCCAACTAAAAAAATCAAGACGGGTAAATAACATATGGCAGGGCTTTCTATGCTACGTGTTGTCAGCAATGATGATATGGTCAAAGCCGAACAAGAACAGGTTCGCCGAGATATGGAGGATCGTCAACAGAGTGATCTAGTACTGGGCCTAGCGGCCTACGTCAAATCCTGCTGGAACCCTGCGCGTATTGCTAAAAAACCTATCGAAACTATTATGCTTCGTGCGCTTCGTCAGCGTGGTGGAGAGTACGAAGCAGATAAACTGGGTCAGATAAAAGCACAAGGCGGCTCCCAAGTTTATATGATGATTACTGAGGTAAAGTGTCGTGGCGCTGAAAGCTGGCTCCGAGACATCTTACTTGACACAGGCACACCCCCTTGGGATTTGAAGCCTACCCCTATTCCAGATTTAGCTCCAGACCAGTTAGAGAAACTTAAAAATACTTTTGCACAAAAAGTTATAGCGGACATGCAAGCTAAGGGTGTCGCGCCTACTGTTGAGGAGATGGCTGAGCTTGAAGAAGTTGTCAGCCAAGATTTTAGATTTGCAGTACTACAAGAAGCACAGAACCGTGCAGATAAAATGAAGTTAAAAATAAACGATCAGTTTGCGCAGGGCGGTTGGGGCGATGCGTTTAACGAGTTTATTACGGACATGGTTACCTATCCATCAGCGTTCATAAAAGGACCTGTGGTACGTAGGCAACGAATTTTAGGTTACTCTAAAGCTCCTGATGGCAGTACGATAGTAGAAGGTACTGAGCGATTAGGCCCAGAGTACGAACGTGTTAATCCTTTTAACATATATCCTGAACCGGGTATCACCCATTTAAACGAAGGGTATGTATTCGAGCATCACCCTATGAGCCGTAGCCAACTGTCTGATCTTATAGACATACCGGGCTACGACAGCGAAGCAATCCGCGAAGTCTTAAAGCTAGGCAATGGCCAATCTTGGATTAACGAGGACACAAAATTACAAGAAGAAGAACTAGAACGTAAGTATTATTCGTATGAATCCCCTACCGAAAACTTTGATGCCCTTGAATTTTGGGGTAAAGTTAGTGGCAAAATGCTACTTGAGTGGGGTCTTAGCGATGAAGACGTACCTGATGAGGCTAAAGAGTACGACGCAAATGTGTGGGTAGTAGGCAATTTTGTCATAAAAGCCCTATTAAACTATGACCCTCTAGGTGAAAAACCATATGTTAAAACTTCGTTTATCAAATCGCCGGGTGCTTTCTGGGGTAAAGGTATTCCAGAAATCATTGAAGACCTCCAAAATGTCTGTAACGCAGCTGCCCGCTCCCTTGTTAACAATATGGGACTCGCGTCTGGCCCTCAAGTTGAAGTTAACCTTGAGCGTATCCCTCCTAACGAAGACATTACGCAACTCCATCCTTGGAAGATTTGGCAAGTAACTAATGATCCCTTAGGGTCTAGCGCTCCAGCTGTTCGTTTTTCTCAGCCTGATTCTCGTGCCAACGAGTTGATGGGTGTGTATGA